GCAGTTAAATCTGTACAGGATATAATCTCTGTCGGTAAACTGAAGATATGTAAACTACCTATGAAGGACGCTAGTGAGATGCTTATGGCGGGTAAGGTCAAGGAGTTTACTAATGCTTGGTGGTCTTCTGAATCTTATACACCTGCAGGTATCATTAAAGGTAGCGATACTTGGGAACACATATTAAAAGATGAGAATATAGTAACTATAGATTATCCTTGGCGAGGTCTCAATGGACTCACCTATGGATTTAGAGCGAAGGAACTAGTATGTATCACTAGTGGTGCAGGTATGGGTAAGACCAGTGTCGTCAAGGAACTGGAAGCATACATACTAAATACCACTGATGATAATCTCGCAATCATTCACCTAGAGGAATCTATCGAGCGTAGTGTGAAAGGTCTGATGTCTATAGAGGCTAACTCACCTATCCACATACCTCAATATGAGAGAGAACTGAGTCTTGAAGATAAGAAATCTCTATGGAAGAAATCAGTAGGTGATAGGAATGTATATTTCTACGACCACTTCGGTAGTATGTCGGAAGATTCTCTACTCAATGTGATTAGAACTTATGCTAAATCTTATGATTGTAGATGGATAGTTTTAGACCACTTATCTATAGTGGTTAGTGACCAAGGTGGTATATTAGATGAGCGTAAGACTATTGACGCTATTATGACTAAACTGAGAAAGATAGTACAAGAGACAGGAGTAGGCTTATTCCTCATATCTCACCTCAGACGACCTGTGGGTAAAGCCCACGAAGACGGCGGTCAGATAAGTCTAGCAGAGTTAAGAGGTTCGTCCTCTATCGCACAATTATCTGATATCGTCTTAGGCTTAGAGCGTAATCAACAGGCAGAAGACCCTATAATAAGAAACCAAACGACTGTTAGGGTTCTAAAGAATAGGTTCTCAGGTTTAACTGGTAAGGCTTGTAGATTACAATATGATAGTGAGACAGGCAGACTGACGGAGGTACAAGAAGATGTTGAAGGCTTTTTTTGACATAGAAACTGACGGACTCATCGCTACTCGAATACATTGTATATGTGCGATGCTCGATAATGATGAGCCTACTGTATATAACTTTATAGGGGAAAATAATTATGGACACTTTCAAGACTGGTTGGATTCAGAAGGGGTCGATACTCTTGTGGGACACAACATTATTTCTTTTGATGTTCCTATCCTGCGTAGGATTAGTGGGTTGGGTTGGGACTTTAATCTACGGGACACTCTCGTACTTAGTAGACTTAGCAACCCAAGTTTAGAGGGTGGTCACTCTTTAAAATCTTGGGGTGAGAGACTGGGTACTTACAAAGACGACTATCAAGGTGGTTGGGAAAAGTGTACCCGAGAGATGGTGAAGTATTGCCAACAAGATGTAAGGGTCACTAAGGCTCTATATGAGCACCTCGATGAACAGGAAGACACGGCATCAGCAGAGATAGAACATAAGACTGCTGATATTATAAGAGAACAGACCGATAATGGTATGATTCTAAATGAGAAGAGAGCGTATGAACTACTCGCTGAAATGAAAGAGAAGGTATTAGATATAGAGGACGAGGTACACAAGAGATTTGAACCTCTGCCTGTATGGATACCACTCAATTTTCCGGAGGATAAGTGTACGAATAAAGATGGCTCAATATCTAAACGCTATCAAGCACAGTTAGATAAAGGTGCTCATTGGAAGGATAAAAATTCTGATGGTGATACACTACTTGAGCACTGGGGATACTATGAGTATCCTGAGTTCAATCTAGGTTCTCGTCAGCAGATTGCTAAGTATCTACAACATTTCGGTTGGAAACCTAAAGCATTTACTGATAAGGGTAATGTGATTGTAGATGAGAAAGTCTTGAAGACTGTGAACATACCTGAAGCAAAACTGATACTGGATTATCTGACACTGACTAAGCGTATCGCTATGGTCAAGAGTTGGGTAGAGGCTATTGATGATAAGACAGGCAGGGTACACGGCAAGGTTAACTCTTGTGGTGCAGTGACAGGACGAATGACTCACTCCAAACCTAACTGTGCTCAAGTACCGGCTACTAAATATGATAAGAAGGGTGATATCTTATGGGGTTTTGATGGTGGCTATGGTGCTGACTGTCGTGACCTATGGACTGTACCTGACGGCTATAGTTTAGTAGGTATAGATGCTAGTGGTCTCGAGTTGAGAATGTTAGCACACTATATGAATGATTATCACTATACTCAAGAGTTACTTAATGGTGATATTCATACTGCTAATCAGAAGTCAGCAGGACTGAAGACTAGAGACCAAGCCAAGACTTTCATCTATGCTTTCTTATATGGAGCAGGTGATGTTAAGATAGGTCAGGTTGCAGGTGGTGGTGCTCCTCGTGGTCGTATACTCAAGAAGAACTTCCTAGATAATACTCCTGCACTAAAGAAACTAAGAGACAAGGTTAGTAAATCTAGTGATAAGGGGTGGGTAACTGGTTTAGACGGTAGGAAACTACACATACGTTCTAAACATTCAGCACTTAACACTCTACTACAGAGTGCAGGTGCAGTAGT